TTTTCTACATTTACATAGAAGCCCGCAAAGGCTGGTGTAGATAGTGCTGATGCAGCAGCTATTGTTAATACTTTTTTGAGCATTTAATTAAAAAAATTAAAGTTATATACTAATGGATTTCAAATGCTTTTCAAGGTTTTGTTACTACGACTTGATCTGGTCTTACACGCTCCACTGCAATAAATACGTCTTTGCTCCATCGTATTAAAACTTGTACCACAGACAGGACACTCTCTAACAAGTATCCCTTCTACTTTTTTTCGTTTTTTACCCCTAATTCTATATTGTCTGTTTTTTCTTCCTCTTCATTTATCTTTTGCAATAACAACTGATAAGCCTGTATCCCACCTTCTAATTTAAGCACATAAGAATTTTGTTTTATAATTTCTTGTTGCCATTCAAGAATTTGTTTTTCTATTAATGCTTTCATTAAATCTTTGTTTTTCCTAGTGTAACAGCAGCATCTTGTGCTGTGAAGTCTTCAGTTGTCCAAATACTAGTAGTACCATCCTCTTTCTTATATGCCTTGATAATTTCAAGATGCCTTACATTTCTATCTATTTCTTCTTTCTGCTCATCTGTTAAAGAAGATAAAGCAGCAAGAGTGTTTATTACAGTTACACTATCTCCAGCATTAGTAAAGATAGTTGCAATTTCTTCAGCGGTACGTTCAGCCATTTGATTTTAGTTTCTCAACCTCTATTGTAAGCTCTTGGATCGCTTTGACAAGAATTGGTACTAACTTACCGTAACTTGCTTCTAAACGATCAGGGTTATCATCCATAACAAGACCTAAATAATCAGCGTCATTTTCTTTCTGTAGTTGCTGGAAATCTTGTGCTATAAAACCAGCTTCATACGATCCATCCTTTCCATTCCCATCTCTGGTTTCCCATTTAAACTTAACAGGGTTTAAAGATTTTACAAAATCTAAACCAAGATCAAGAATATTTATATCCGTTTTATCTCTTCTATCTGATAGAGAACTTATTGTCTGAACATTACAGCGTAAACTATTTATATTAGTACTTCCCAAAGTTACTGAATTACTGGTAGTTGCTGATGCAGGCCTTGCTTGATACCCAATAGCAAGGTTATAGCCTCCAGTAGTTGTGTTATCACCAGCTTCATAACCCATAAATGTATTACTTTCACCTGTTGTTATATCATTACCAGCTTTATGTCCAACACAACTATTTCCAACCGCAGTAGTTGCACTATCAAAAGCATCTTTCCCCATTACCACATTCCAATACCCTTCTGTTAAAGACCCAGCTGCAGAGTGTCCTATAACAACATTACTAAACCCAGAAGTTACATTTCCTGCGGTAAAATAACCTATTCCTATATTTGTAGAACCTGTGACAGCGGTGGAATTATATCCAAGAACTTTATATCCAAGGACTATGTTATTATCGCCTGTTGTAATTGTATTGCCTGCATTATATCCAATTAAAGTATTTCTTATTGCACTGGTGCCACTAAAACTGTTTCCAGCGTCTGTTCCACCGACAGTATTTCCTTGTGCGTCTGAACTTAAACCACCGCCAGAAGCTGCTGCAAACCCTGCCTCTCCATTGGCATCAACTGTCAGTATATGTCCTTCTGTCGCAGTAGAATCTTTAACTACAAAGTTAAGACCAGGAACTCTAAATTTAGTAATATTACTGTCACCTATAGTTACTTCATTAGATATTGTTGCTGAACTAGCTGTTGCCTCGTAACCTATTAAAATATTATTTGATCCAGTAGTGAGATTATTAGTTCCACTATTACCAGCTTTATAACCAATCGCAGTGTTATTAGATCCTGTCGTGAGGCTATATAAACCAAAATAACCTAATACTTCATTTTTTGTCGCTGAAGTAGCACTTCCTAAAGAATAATGCCCAACACCAGTATTAACATTACTAGCACCTGTAAGACTTAAGCCTGAAAAATATCCGATACCTATAGCATTACTGACAGCACTTCCATTTTTAAGGGCAAAAGTTCCTATAGCTATATTTGTGCCACCCGTAGTATTTGTTTCTAAAGCCGACTTCCCAATCGCCACGCAATCATCACCCGTAGTAATTGCTGTACCTGCGTCTTTTCCAAATAATGTATTATTACTTGCATTTGTGCCATCAAAACTAACCCCTGCATTAGTACCAGCTACAGTATTGTTCTGTGCATCAGAAGTAACTCCACTTGCTGCGAATCCTGCTTCTCCGAGAGAGTCGACTGTTAGTACATGACCTTCAGTTGGTGTACCACCGTTATCTTTAAGAGTAAAGTTAATTCCAGGGATTCTAAATTTAGTAATATTACTGTTACCTAAAGTAATTTCATTAGAAACAGTTTGAGAACTTAAATAAACTTGCCTACCTATAGCAATATTATTACTACCACTAGCCGTAATACCGCCAGATGGTATGGGAGTTTCATAACCAATGTATATGTTATCTCCGCCACTGGTAAATGTACCAGCACCAGAACCTATATGTACATTTTTACTTGTAGTCGTTAAATTTTCACCAGCTTGACGACCTATTAAGGTATTAAAACCGCCTGTAGTAAGTTCTGAACCAGCTTTCGCTCCTATCAATGTATTGGCATAAGAAGTTGTAATCGCATCACCAGCGAAGGAACCTACAGCAGTGTTCCATGATCCATAAAATGTATAATCTCCACCAGCATTATCGGCATTTTTTAATGCTTGATAACCTATACCTGTATTTTCATAAGAATCCTTTGTAGCTTTACAAGCTTCAAATCCAATCGCTGTAACGCCAGAACCCGTGGTTACATTTGCAGCAGCTTCAGAACCAAAAGCCGTTATTCCATCTGCTGTGGTTAGATCTGTACCAGCGTTATACCCAACTAAAGTGTTATCGAGACCAGAACCAGCAGTAATAGAATCTCCAGCGTTTGTACCGCCAATAGTATTTTTATCAGAATCAGAAGTTAATCCTCCTCCACTAGATGCTCCAACTTCTACAACTGATCCACCATCTGTCTTAGTAAAAACACCACCATCAGTTGTATTAATACCTATTTCACCAACATCAAGATCTGAGGCACTAGGATCGCCAGTACCTCTCTTATGTTTTATTGTTGTCATTTAGAATGAACCCCCGTCTATTACTCCAACTGTTAAAAGACCACTAGAGGGATTGTAAGATAGTCCAGTATCTGTTTCTATTCCTTGTGAACCTGTAGCACCATCAACAAATGTTAAATATACAGTTTCATCAGTTGAGTTGTTAGCTGTAGCAGTGATATTAGTAGCAGTAGAAGCGGTTGTAGCGGTGGCTGCATTTCCCGTAATGTTTCCGACAGTGAATGTAATTTCATCACTTGAGGCATCAGTTGTTATTGCTAAACCTCCAGCACCTACAAATGTAGCTGTATCAGTCGTACTATCAGCAGCTACAGTTGTTTGCCCTGATACCGCAATACTAGAAAAAGCATTTTGGTTTGTATCTCCACCTCCACCAGAGGCACCCCATATTAAACCATTAGTATTGTCATACTTAAGTACATATCCGTCTGTAGGAGAGTTATGTATATCTAACATCGCTTCTGTTATAGAATCAGCTGTCACAGAGATTGCATGACCAGAAACAGTTATTCCAGCACCACCAGTAAGGCTTACCCAATCAAGACCCCCAGATCCATCTGTTTTTAATAATTGATTATTATCGCCATCGGTATTAGGAAAAACAAGAGTATAGCTTGCACCTGCACTATGAGGTGGGGATTTTAGTTTTATGCCATGACTATTTTCAGCACAATTTAATTGAATATATCCTTCGGTTTGACCAGATGTACCTTTAATTTCTAAACCAGCTTCACTACTTGTAGAAATAAGATTCATCATACCTCTTTCTACAGAACCAGAAGCTATGGTTGTTGCTATAGAAGCATTAGCAGTTCCATTAAAAGACGCACTACCAGTAATATCTCCAGTTAATTGTATATCTCTACTGTTAGCTAAACTAACAGCACTTCCAGTCACGTTAGCCTGTAACGTACCAGTTGATATAGTTAAATTACCTGTGCTATTTGCTGTTGCTGTTGTTGTTCCTACTATAAATTGATCTACACTTTCATCCCAACCAATAAAAGCATTATTACCTGTGCTACCTCTTTCTATTAATATTCCACAATCATTACCATTACTGCTAACACCACTATTTAATTCAAGAATATTATCACTGACAGTTGTATTAGTTGTAGAAACTGTTGTGGTATCTCCATTAACAGTCAAGTTGCCAGAAACTATTACGTTGCTACTAAAAGTTTTTGCACCACCAATAGTTTGTGCAGTTTCTAAATCACAAAAAGCACCTACTCCTCCTACCTTAACTACAGATGCAGCATTACCACCACTCGTGCCTTTACCCAAAAAGAGAATTTCATTACCTTCAGTAAAAGCTAATTCTGCGTTAGCTAGAGCAGAACTGTTTGGTGCTGTAGATCCAGTAGATCTTTTAATTCTAATTTGAGCCATGTTTTAAAAGGAGCCTCCGTCCACGATTGTTGATTTAGTAGTGGTTTGATCTGCTTTAAATTTAGCAGAACTTGAGTCATAGTAAATAATTGAACCATTAACCTTATTAGTTGAATCAAGATCAAAACCAGAACCAGCAGGACCACTAGGTCCTTGTGGCCCTGCCGTCTTAACTGTGACAACTCTAGTTTCACCATTAACAGTTACGGTGTTTTTATTTTGTGTAATGTTTATTTGGCTCATGTAAATACTGTATAACCTTCACTTACAAATATAGTCCCTTCTATGTAATATTCTTGCTTGTCAGATGGAGATTTTAATTTCACATCATATTTAAGTTCATTTAAGGTAAAAGTTTCTGTCTGTGAACGTGAAAGAGTTAATGTAAATGTACCATTAGATGCATTTGTTATATCAACAGTAAATGATGCAAAAAGTGTTGTTCTCGATTCATCATAAACTTGACTAGCTATTTGAAATCCAGTTAGATTCACTGGATTGTCATTACCATCTGTCAAGCTTATTGATTCTGTATGGTCTGACCTTCTTTGGACAGTAAAATCATAAGTCCCTGCAATAATAGCCATTTAACTATAAGGTGAAGAACCTAGTATATCAGTATTCCATTGTGCTTTCAGTGCATCTGTATCTGCTGCGGAATCAATACTAGAATCGGCTGGAGCATCTCTTAATGCTTGTCTTTTTGCTGCTATATCAGTTGTACTTGTACCAGCTTCTAAAGCTTTTGTAAATTCGACATCAAGGTCTTTAAATTTTTCTGCCCTTGCAGCACGAATGTTAGTTTTATGAATTTCTCTGGCTTTTGCCATATCAACACCAAATCCCATAATTTACTCCGAATAAGTCCAAGCGTTTCTAAAACTCCTGTCTGTAGGAATTGCAGATTTATCAACAGTATAAACAGTCTTACCACTAGGACAATCTTTATCTTTTATCTGATTTAAAGTTAAACCGCAATTATCTGATGGAATGACAATAGAAATACCACCCTCATCATTCTCATAAATAAATCTTTTATCTGAATTAGCCATAAGTTTTTAATTTAAGTATATCTTAACTAGTTTTAATCGCCAAAAACAGCAATATTAGCGGAATTTGGGTCAACAACGTTAAAATATGTATTAGTACCTAATGAAATTATTCTAAAAAGACCAGTTTCTTTTGCTGTATTTACTTCATCTACTAAAATAGTAAACGCATTAGTGCTGTTACTTTGAATTTGCCTACCATTACAAGCTACAACTGCGTAATTTGTAGTGGAAAAAGCATTAGAAAACCTTATTGTAAAATCTCCAGTACCATTATCAGTTATAGTACTTATATTAAAATCATCATTGATAGCTGCCGTACCTGTTCCGTTAAAATTTATCCATGCTTTTGCTCTACCTTGTGCAATCTCCTCTGGTGTTGAACTATTATTACCAGAAGTATCCTTAATATTTGTAGCTTGAAAATTTGTAGATGTTAATGTTGTCAATCCAGCGATAGTTGTAGCAGAAGCTCCTAAACTTATTGCAGTAGAACCAACTGTTACAGAAGAATTTGCTAAATTACTGTTTGCAATTGAAGAAGCACTTGTTAAAAGTGTTCCTGTTTCATCAGGCAATGTAATAGTTTTATTTGAAGATACAGTTGAAGGAGCTTTTATTCCAACATAATTACTACTGTCAGAATCACCAAATCTAACTTCATTTTGTGCATTTAAAGTTATACCATTCTGATCTAAAAATAGTTGTTCTATTGCCGCAGTTGCAATTCCAATTTGATTTGTTGATTTCTTAAATAATCCAGTATTAGTGTCACCAAAATGCAAAGCTGGAGCAGACGAAGATCCAGCAGAAACACCTAATACACCTGTTAAAGTACCCCCTGAAGCTGATAAAAAACCAAAGTTAGTTTGACTTACATTTCCTAAAGTAACAAAAGCCGAGTTAGCTCCGTTTCTGATTTTTAAGGTGTCAGTATCACTATCAATATGTAATTGATATGCTGCCAAATTTGCTGCTCCAGAAGGATCACCCGCAGCACTGTTAACTGTTCTTAAAGACTCAAGTATATCTTTTATTGCTGTTCTTACAGCTAAACCAGTACCATTATCTGGTGAAAAATTACTTGAGGATTCTTTACCTGTTGAATTAACTCTTGTCATTTAATTAAACACCTTTTCCATATCCTAACGCTTGAAATGTAAATTTCACATCTATGACTGCATTTGATTGGTTCTTAAAAACTATTGTAAACCCTGCACCACTTATAGCACTTAAAAGAAAAAATGCACCGCTTGGCATATCCTCTGGAGCTATAGAGATAGAAGGTAAAAATGCTGTAGTTGATCCACCAATATCACTAGTGCCTGTGAAGAATGGCTTACCAAATACAACTGCTAAACCGCTTGCGCTTGTTCCTGACTGTAAAGGTGTAGAAATAATATTTCCACTTGATTGATATTTGTTTTCTGTTCTTGATGGTAAAAAAGCGTCAAAGCCTAATTCTGTAAATTTTATATTTTCGTTAACATCAACAGAAATAAGATTGCCTTTAAATTTAAAAGCTCTTGCACTAAACGAACCATTAGTTAAATTTTGCTCTGTAGTAAAACTAGAGTTATCTTGTGATGTTAAAACTTGAACTTGACTTTTTAAACGATCACTTCCAGCACCGTCGACACTTAATCTTGCATCAAAATCAGGGATAGAGTCAAATTGATCTGATATAAAGAATCCTTCACTTTTAATGTGTCTTTTTAATCTTATATTTGTAAATACAGAACCAAAATCTAAAACAGATGCAAATTCATAACTGCCTGTAAGATTTGCTGATGGATCAGTTAATTGCAATGCACCAGACACAACAGATACATTTGTTTTTGTGCCGTTAAATGCTGATTGTTCTCTAAAATCATTACCACTTGCATTTTTTAGTTGTAATTCATCTGCCATCTCTGGAAGTGCTAATTCAACTTTTGCCTCTGTTGCTGAAAACCTACCACCTAAATCACGAAATTTTAAAGAATAAGTCCCTGATAAAGCTGGTAATATTGCTTCATTAGATGCACCATTGATATTTTCATTTAAAGGTGTTGAGTTTGCAAATGTAGCTAAAGATAATGTGTTTGGAGTATGTCTGATTTCACAAGCCCCGCCAAATTCAACATCAAGACTTGTTGTTTTAGTCCATGTTAATTTAACTTGTGAGTTATTAAGTGGTTCGATTTCTAAATTTGTTGGATTCTCAGGAGCAGCAGTTAAACCAAGAGTGTTTACACTAACTTCAGTAGGACTTGCACTTCTTTCTCCATTACTGTTTATTGTAAATATTTGAATAACATAAGTTCCAGCCTCAGATGGTAAAATTTCATGCTCTGATTGTTGTGTATTAACTACAACTGGATTTTCATTATCTTTAGTAAAAATTAATTGATACCCACTAGCTCCATCTACAGATTCCCAATCAATAAAAAGCTTTGGAACAGGTCTATTATTATTTAAAACAATTTTTTCTTCTATTGCTCTTGTACCATCTGATGCGTTAATTATTTGTGGTGATGGTAAAAGAGAAGTTAATAAATTAATATTTTCTACTGGTAATTGCTCACCATCTTGTACAGTATCAATTGCTGCATATTTATTAGGATTATGAATTACTGCTGTAATTGAAAAACTTTTTTGTTTATTTTCTTTTATATTTACAACTCTAAAAGATTGTGCTGAAAAAGTTGCAGATTCTAAAATATATGGACTGTTTTGCACTGGGGCTGATGAAAAGTTAGAAGACACATTTGCAACATTAGTACTTGTATAAGACGTAATAGTTTTTGTTTCCACTGTGCCATCTGATAGCATACAGCTAATTGTTGGGCTAAGACTTATATCTGGTAAATTAGTCTGTGTTACATCATCAAGTGTAATCTGACTAACACTAGCTGTTTTAACTAAGCCTCCTCTTCTTGTAGCAGCCTTAACCCTGTCTGCAATACCAATAATATCTCCAATCCTTATAACAGATCCAGACGCAATATTAGTTTCAAAGGTGCATGTTTCTGTTTGATTTTGTTGTGTTTGTAAAAACCATTTTCCAACTCTTTGCGCCATACTACTTGAAGTAGTTCCAAAAGTATTAATGGTTTTTGTCTGTGTTCCATATTTTTGTTGCGCAGTACTATCTTTAACGGTCACATAATCTATTTCTTGTGTTTCTAAATCAAAATATGAAACATTTATTACATTAAATCTAGTTTTTGATGAGCTACCAGAATAAACAAATTGCCCATTTACCACATTAGCGTTATTAAAAAGATAATCAAAACTTACAGAGCTTGGATTATCAATATCTTTTGGTGCATCTTGAGAAATTTTTATAGTTCCTTCTTCATAATATGGTATTGCTCTCATAACAGAGCAAATATCTTTAATTACTGCCATAGCGTCACGCCTATTATTAATATTTACATTTATAGAGAATCTAGGTTCTTGACCACCATTTAAATCATCTACTAATTGACTGCAATATTTACTAACACCAAAAAAAGAAAAAACGTTTAATTCTGATTCTGGTATTGCACAACCACTAACGCTATCTGTTAAAAGATCATATAAAACAAAAGCAGGGTCACTTGTCCATTCTTTATCTGCTTTAAACGTACCATTAAAAGTTCCAGAATATGTTAATCGACCATTTGTATAATCAACAGTGGCATTATGAGGTATTTTTACAAGTTTTCCTCTAACTCTAAAAATTCTTTGTGGAGCAGAAGAAAATAACTCAGAAGAAAATCTTAATGATGAATAGGCAATATTAGGATAATTATTTTGTTCTCTAATAATTTGTCTCATTTCTGCTAAACGCATTGTATTAAATGTATTCTCGTCACCAACATCATTTGCTCTTTCAACACTTACTACAACAGGAAAAAAATTTGTTTCATTAAAATTTGGAAAATCTTTGAAATTTATACCAAAATCTCTTGAATAAGGGTTAAAACTTTTACCCGTAATTGTTTCATCAATTACTGTTGCTTGAGATGCATTGTTTGGATTGACTTTTATTAAAACTCTGACGCTTGTAGATTCTCTATTACCAGTTTCTGTATTTAGTTTGAAAAATTGATCGAATTTTACCTTAACTTGAACAGTGTCAATAGATGAATTTGTTATAGTACCAGATCTTGGCGTTGCCGATCCTCCTACTGGAAAGCTACATTCTTGCCCTTTATCACCTGTAATAACTTCACTTGATTGTTGTGATGCTGCAAACAAAATTTCATTGTTAGCAGTCCCATCTTGAAACTCAAAAATAAGTCGGTTTTGATCAGTTGGATAATTAAAATCTGAATTTATAGGACTCGTATTACTTGCATCAGCCTGTAATACAGCAGTTTTATTTAAAAATAAATCTTTGAGAAATGCATTTTTATATGCAGTACTAGTTTTATCAGTAATTCTTGCTTTACTTGCAGTTGCAGAACCTTCAATCTGTCCTTCACCTAAAGCATCTACTACAGTACCAAAATCAATAGATTTTAGTTTATCTTTACTAAGTAAAGCATCAACTATAACCCTTAATTCACCAAACATAATTTAAGCAGTGTTTACGACTTGAAAAGTATCAACAGAAGAACTAACAACTGTACTACCTACTAAAGTTTCTCCATAAATAATATTAATTGGAACACCTTGTTTTGTATTATTTAAAAGCCCTGTAAAGATATAACTAGGATCTTGTGGATCTTCTTGCCTTGCAGCATTAGGGGTCACTGGATCTGGTGTCAATAAATCAGTAATACCAGATGATATTAAACTTGTTCCCACAATAGTTAAACCAGTAGTAATAACAGTTCCGAGAATTGTAGCCCCAAAAACAGTTGCACCTATAGCTGAAGAGGCAGCTAAAGCACCACCACCAAATAAAATTGGCACTAAAAATCCAAGCTCTCCATGAACCACAGGAATTATTTTAATATCACTTTCTGTCTGCATATCTAACAAGTCCTCAGTAATTCTTATA